ATGCCCAACTCAGACCTGCTCCCTTCCCTGCTCTCCAAGCTGTACGAAAACCAGTTGGCCCTCGAAGCCTCCATCATGGAGCTATCGAACTGGGTCGAGCAGCGTGGCTCCGCCGATGTAGCCGAGAACGTGCGCGGCGCTCTGCACACCATCGACGAGAACGAGGAGTTCATCAAGCTGACCCTGGCCGTCCTCATGGCGCCTGACTGATCGTCGGGTAAACCTGCAGTTCGTCGCCTCAAGCGTTCCGCTTAATCAAATCTCGAATACTGTATACACATACAGCATTCGGAATACCTTCCATGAACATCGATGAAGACACCTGCGAGTGGCTTGGCATCCCCACGCCTCTCGAAATGCACAAACAGCACGCCCGCCTACTGGAGAATGAGATTCAAGAACTGAACCTGCAGCTGCGTAAAGCGAGGGAGGATATTCACGGCCTGGTGCAGATGCTGGCTGAGGCCGAGGCCGTCAAAACACAGTTCCGTGGATACCTCGCTGAGAGAGGCGCTGAAGCCGCCGCCATGCGCAAACAGATCAACGACCTGACGACCTCATCAAGGGCTGACAAGAAACGCGCCGATCAACTGAAAGAACTGCTTGATGGCCTCATCACTCGTCCAAAAACCATCGTCTAAGCTCAGGTTTCAGATTGAGGGCTTGGCCATGTGCGGAAGACTTTCCCAATACAGCGGCATTCATGACTTCGTTGCAGCGCTCAGCATGCCCAATGCCCTGGCGAACTCCGTCGGTGAAACACCGCTCGAGCGCTACAACGTCGCCCCGACAACCCAAGTCGCCCTGCTCCACCTGCAGGGTGATCTGCTGCACGCCGACCTGGTGCGCTGGGGATGGCGGCCGCACTGGGCCAAGGACCGCGCCGCGCCGATCAATGCCCGTGTTGAGAAGGTGGCCCACGGCCCGTTCTTCCGCGCGATCTGGCCGCACCGGGCAATCACGCCAATAGACAACTGGTTTGAGTGGGTGGACGAAGGCGGACCGAAGAAACAGCCCTACCTGATCCGCCGGCGGGATGGCGCGCCGGTGCTGTGCGCCGCCATTGGCCAACTGCCCGACAGCGACGAAGGCCCGGGCGAGCACGACGGATTCGTGATCATCACCGCCGACAGCGCCGGCGGCATGGTGGACATTCACGACCGGCGGCCCGTGGTACTGACGCCGGACCTGGCCCGGGAATGGTTGGACCCGGCTACACCCAAAGAGCGCGCTGAGCAGATGGTGCTGCACCAGGGCGAGCCGGCCGAGGCCTTCGAGTGGTTCAAGGTCGACACGGCCGTGGGCAATGTTAGGAATAAAGGACCAGATTTGATTGAACCATTCAATGCACGATGACGTGTCACCGCAACATAAGGTGCTGAAATTTAGGTATGCTTCAGCATCTTTTCCAGCATCTACAGGACGTAAATGGAAGACTTAAAAGGATGGGCAACTTTGGTGGGTGCGGTTGTGGCCGGTTTAACAGGATTGCTTAACGCGGCCCTCCAAATTCGTGGAAAACGAGACCAATTTAAGGTTGATCCGTATTCGAGCTCTCACAGATCGGATCCGCGAGATTTTATGCAAGTCATAAATCTAAGCGACCATCCGATCCAATTGCTTGACTGGGGATGGATAGATAAAGACGGGCGATTGCGATCAATTCGCGATGAGTCAGGCGAGCCAGACTTTGAGGGGCATGAGTCAATCACCGTTAGCTCGCCAAAACTCGAATCTAGAAACGAGATGTTTCTCGTGGGATATCGACGGACAAAATCGCCGATAGGCGCATATGCTCGATCAGCCACACAAAAGTGTCCGAAGATATCCTTCAAGTACGATGTCCCAGCATTGAAAAGACTCAAGGTCAGAATTCGTACTTGGTGGCTCGGATCAACCTACCTGCATTAAATCGGATTTTTCATCGTCAGCGCGAGATAGCCCTAACGTGCGCCTGGCACGCCCGCAACGCGATCAGTCCTTGGTCGCCGGCGTCGGTGATGGCGACAATTCTTTGAGCATGCGCTGGGTCAAGTTGGGCTCGACGGGCTGCATGAACCACGCCGACGGCGCCGGCGGTGGCAGGCACGTCGCAGCCACTGGCTGAATCCGTGGCGTCGAGAAGGACTGACAGCCGCACATCAGCAGTAGCAAGGCGGTCACGCAGCAGAGCCTGGTTGCGCTGGGCATCGGATAGTTCCTTGAAGTGTTGTTGGTCGGAGTCGGTAACGCGCTGCTCTGCGGCCAGGCGCTTCTCCTGTTCGGCCCGTGCCTGGGTGGTGGCGGCATTGCCGATCGCATCGAGGTCCGTCTGGAACTGCCCCGCCTGCTTTGCCAGCTTCCCGTCATACCGCCAGTACTGCACCTGCCAGGCGGCGCCGAAGCTCAGGGCCATGGCCAGCAGGACCACGGCCAACTTCTGCACCGGAGTCACGCCAGCACCTTCAGCGCCTTGTCGTACAGCGCCTGTCGGTCGGCCAGTCCGTTGGTGCCACCGTTGATGCGCTTGGTGATCTTCAGGAAATCGTTCTGGTCAGCCAGGGTGTTCAGCCCACGGGAGGACCAAAACCAGGCCGCCGACATCGAGGCGTACTGCGGCTGCTCGAGCAGCTCGGGCTGATTGATCAGGTCCAGGCCCAGGGCCTCGCCGCACGCCGCGTAGTTGGCCCGGCCGGTGACCTGGATCAGGCCACGGCCACGGTACTTGAAGCCATCGCCATTCACCTTGTTGCCTAGATCAGAGCGCCCTTCGTAGCCGGCCTGCTGCGGCGTGGGGCCCCACAACTCTTTCAGCCAGCGGAACTGTCCCGACTCATGCCCGATCTGGGCGATGAACGCAGCAATGCGCAGCCGCGTGACGATTGCGTACTTGGACATGGCCGTATTCAGTACAGGAACAAAAACGCCGGCTTGGCGGCCGGCGTTCGGGAGGATCTGCAGCAGCTGCTGCTCAGTGATCGGCATGGCTTTCTCCAGGCAATAAAAAACCCGCTCATGGCGGGCGTCTGTGTTCGGGCTGCGATCAGGCGTCAGCTGCCAAGGTAGGTTGCTGCCCAGGCACAGGCATCTCCACGGCCGGCGAGTCCGGCACCAGGATGTGCAGGGTGATCATGTGTTTCAGGTCATACGGCTGGCCGTCCTTGGTCACCGTCACGGTCAGGAGGCCGTCCGCGAAGTCCGTCTCCACGTCAGCCCGACCGTCCACCTGGTTCACCGTGTAACCCCATCCGTCGTCGATAGGTGGGAACGGGACCATGCCAAGGCAGCCGGTGATTTGGTATACCCCTTTCGAAAGTCGCTCCGAAGTAACAGCGGTGTCGCCCTGGGTGACAAAGTCGTACGTCGCACCGGTTGCGCCGAGAACATTGATTGCTGCTCTTGTCATGGTCAGATCGCCTTCAAAGTGCCGTCAGCGGCACGGGTGGTGTTGCCGTCGTGGTAGATTTTCCGCCAAGGGTCTGGCGCACCGCTGCCTGCGATGGTTCGAAACATCAGGTTCATGCTGCCGCCGGTGACAACCTGGGCTACAAGATCCATGCCGCAGTTCTGGAATGGATATTGAGCGCGCAGACCTGCCCAGTAAGCCCCGCCGGCCGGCACGTTTGTGGTGTTGTCGCCGTAGCTGATGAAGTGGCTGCCCGGTTCAGCGAATGCAGAGTTGCCAACCATCGCAGGAGGTGAATTCACGTCCTGAAGATTGCCGGCGGCACTGCCGATGTTTTTTACGGCCGCACTACCGAGCCCAAGATTTGCCCGGGCACCCGCCGCCGAATTGGCGGCCGTACCTCCGTTGGCAACGGGCACTATCGTCATGCTTGCGACAGGGCCCAGGCCAGCAAGGGTTGCGCCCCACTGCTGAACCATGAGGTTCACTGCATCAGCCAGTGCCTTTGGGTAGCCGTTAACCGGCACGATGCCGTAAGCAGCACCAGCGACAGTAGTACCGCGGTAGGCCGGCGAGATTGAAACGGAGGTATCACTCGACGGATTGATCACTTGATAAATGCCGTTGTCAGGCCCGACGAACATGTCACCAGATCGGCAATTTGAAAACTTCGTACCCACACCAGCCACCACGGTATTCCCGTTGGTGACTGTTACGGTTCCTTCTGCGAACCAAGAAGCCATGACTTACTCCGAACTAATAATTTAAAATAGGTGCAATAGACTTAAAAACCACATCACACAACGAGCTTTGCTGTCATCGTGGAAATACCCAGCGAGTTAGTGTTATATCCATTGATATAAATAACAGCCGCAATCATTCTGTTATTAGGATAATCCCATATCATTTGCAGATCGCTTTGCTGTTGCAATGAACGGATAACCGGCATACTCAGAGTATTTATCAATATGTACTCTTTATTGCTCATCACGAACGGCGCGGTAAAATAGGCGATGCTTTGTCCCTGAGGCGTTGTACCTTGCCCCGAGTACGTCCATGTCGAGTTATAGTTAGCAAACAAAGCAGTTGGCGTGCCCGTATCAAAAAGTACTTTCCTGTCTCCGCCTTTAAGCCGCATTCCATAGTCACTTAAAATCTCAGCACCGAAGCCCGCAACAAAGTAACTGCCGTTAGGTCGAACACTGGAGTTATCGTAAGCCCTAATTCTGAACCCAGTCCACGCGCCTGAGCTTCCTAGCACTTCAGCCTGTGTCATACCTATCTGCCCAGCAGCCGGGTCAGGACGTATGAACACAAACGGAGGCCACTGCGACTTTATTGCGAACGGAAAAGATGTGATTGCATAAAGACCCGAATTGTTAACATACCTTCCTTTGCATATAACAGAAAGCCTCGTAAATTCAGAATCAATAATAACTCTATTATCCACTGAGTTCTGAAACGTCAAACCATAAGATTCCGCCACTTACTTAAACCTCACTACGATAAGGATCATAGCTGTTTGGCTGGACCAGCTATTAGGGTAGGAATACCCTTTCATAACCCGCCAAACTCTTGCTGCACCATTTATAATCTCGGGCTCTAGCTGCTTATCAGAGCTGAAATTAATGGGCCCGGCAGGTATGCAAAATGCAGCAGCGTTGGCCGTAGTTACTCCGACGACTGGTATATCAAAGTAAGACCCATTCGGCGCAGTAGCAGGATTAACAACTGCGCTGTAGACGACTCGACAGGTAAAGGAGCTTTCATCAAGCTGGACCGCTCCATCCCCCCCCTTTGTTCGCATACCATAAGTCATGACGAAAGCCTCCCAACGGTTACGCGATCAATATCTTGGGCATCAAACACAGTGAGCCCGTCGTTGTTGAGCAGGGCCGAGCCGCCCGTACCGGAACTACGAAGAGTGAAAGTGCCCGCCGGGATGTTAATTTCCAGCAAAGGCCGGCCTTTCGAATCAACCGCCGGCGACCGAAGCACCATCCCCAGAACGATTTCCTGGATGATCGCCTTGCTGATGATCGCTGTGTTGAAGACTGCCTGGCCGTTCTCGATCACGAACATCGGGTCAACCTTGCCGCTGACCTCGTTCACGATGGCGAACCGCTGAGCGAAAATCAGGAACTCCGACTGTTCGCCATTCGAGCCAAAGGCCAAACCCGAAACAACCTTCCTTCCATCTACGATGGTCTGTGCCTTCATGGTGGTCTGTGCCGACACCTTGCCGTCGAGCCGAACTACTGTCTCGCTCACCGTTTGAACCGACGCGCTTGTCTGTCCGATGCTCGACTGCAGCGTTTCCGATACCTTAGCCTGGGCCTCGATTTCAGATGCTCGCACTTTCTTCTCTGTGCTGATGGCTGCGGTTGATTCCCATGCTTTGATCGCCCCAGCCAGGTCGCCAGAGCCGTCGTCACCACGAACGTAAGCTCGGAGCGCCTCATTACTCGAAGCCTGAGAGGTGATCTTCCCGTCAAGATTGGTGATCTTCGTATCGAGGTTGGTGAGCGCCTGGGCATTGCCGTTCGCCTTTTGATCGACCGCAGACAGATCGCTGTTCAGTTTGGTGATCTGCGCTGCGGAGGTCTCGCGGTTGCTGGCTACCACCTGTTCCAGAACGCTCAGCGACGACTTGTTATCGCCTACCTGGGCACCCAGGGTGAGCAGCTGCTGAGCCATTGCGTCATTCTCGCCCGCTCGCGTTTTGCGTTCGACAGCAAGATCTGCCGTGGACGTCCATCCTTTGATTGCATCGGCCAGGTCGCCGGCACCGTCATCGCCACGCGCAGCAGAGCGCAGCGCTTCCACCGAGGTTGCGGTGGCCAACACCTTGCCGTCGATCTCTTCGATCTTGGTTTCGATGATCTGGACTTGAGACGCCAGTGCGTCGGTGGTCTCCAGGATGGTACCGATATCGATCCAGTAATCGGCGTCTGGGGGCGCCGCCCCAACCGGCACCGGGCCTTTCGCTTGGTAGAGACGCTGATCCAGTCGGACGATGTCGCCCTTCAGATAGGGCTTTGCAGGATCGTAGGCGAGCGCATCACTTACCTGCTTGATCAAATCCTCCAGCTCCTGCTTGGCTTCATCAAGCCGTTCATTTACCGACCCTGGACCATCGCCTGTAATCAGCTCGATCTCTTCGCGCAGGCTCTGGTACAGGGCGCCCTTGCCGATCTTCTCAGCGTAGTACGCCTCATAATCGCTCTGCTTGCTGCTGGCCTGCCCGTTGACGGCGCCGGGAACCGGGAAGAACGGGCCAACGTTACCAGTCCGGTCCACCAAGCGCGCCCAGAAAAACAGGCTCGCACCGGCGAGCAGGCTGTGCATTTCGTGCGATGCCTGTGGGTAGCTGAAGTCGCTCAACTTTACCGCCGACGTCAGGTCGGCAGATTGGCTGTACCACAACTCGGTGCGTTGAGTGTCCTCCGCACCTGGTGGAAAGCCCCACTGAATGCCGATGCCATATACCAGGCTGGTGGTGGTCAGGAACGACACCGCCGGCGGCAATCCGACCTTCCCTTCCAGATTGGTCAGGTTTGAGCTTTTCCAGATAGACGAGATCTCGAAGGCGCTAACCGAGCGCACCCGGGCCATGTAGGCGCCCGAGTAGATGCCAGTGACGTCGACGCTCGTCGAGCCGGTGCGCTGCACCTTGATCCAGTTGCCGCTGTCCTTGCGCCACTCCACGTCATAGGCGATCGCACCGCTCACAGCGGGCCACGAGATGTTCATGGTGCTGATGGCAATGCCCTGATTCACGGCGTAGCTGGATGTCAGCGTGACGCTGGCCGGCGCCGGAACCACGGTGATCGGGATAACGCTGATCGGGCGCTCTTCCAGGCGTGCTCCGGTGTCGATGTGTGCGAACTTGCTCGGGTCGTACTGCACGGCCGAGATTTCGAACACGCCGGGCTCTGGCCGGGAAACGCTGGTCACGCGGTACAGCGGGATGGCCAGGTCGTCAGCGTCGAGCGCCCACACCAGTTCACGCTCAGGCGCAACTGAGTACGCCGTGGTGACCGTGAGTTGCCGGCCCCTAACCAACTGCACGGTGCGCCCCTCGCACTTGCCGTCGGGCAAGTTGAGGATCAGCCGGTCACCGGGCTTGGCCTGGGTGTCGCGGTCCAGGGTGATGACTTTGCCGTTCACCGCCGAAATGCGTCCGCCCACCGGCCGGCCCGCCAGCAATTCGTCAGCGATGGGGATAACGTAGCCAGGCAGCGGGATGCGCCCGTCGAGGCCCACCTTGAAGGTGACAGCCCGGTCCTTGGAATTGGTGAGCAGTGCCCACTTGCCGCGGCGCTGCGCCTCCGACTCACGCGTGCAGCCGATTGCGCTGATCTCCAGCGGATTGTCACCGTAGCGCCGCTGCAGCTTCTGGTCTGTCACTGCGGTGACGTCGGTGTCGTAGTTGTTCGCCGGGTTGTCGTAGCTGACCAGCGCCCGGCTGTAGCGAGTGCGCTCCGATGCGCTCGAATAGGTGAACTTGCCATCAATGACGTTCGCCCGGGTATAGGCGAAATCGAAGTCAGTGGCCCGCGGCATATCCGACAGGGTGAACACCTGGCCCTGAGCCCAGTAGGTCATGCCCCGGTAGATCGCGGAGATGTCGCGTAGCAGCGACCAGGCGTCAGCCTTGCTTTGCAGGTTCAGGTTGCAGATGAAGCGCGGCTCCATGCCACCCTTCCCATCCGGCACCGACTGGTCGCAGTACTGCGAGATGCGATAAAGCTCCCACTTGTCGACCATCCAAGGCTTGATGCGGCGACCCAGGCCAAAGCGGTCGGCAGTGGTGATGTCGTAGGTCATCCAGACCGCGTTATCGGTCCAGGCCTGCTTGAAAGTGCCGTCCCAGATGCCGGTGTATGAACGCGACACCGGGTCGTAATTGCTCGGCACCTGCATCTTCTTGAGCTTGGTCTCGACGGTCACCGCCGGAATGCTCCGGAACTGCTCGGCAGAAAACTCAATGTAGAGCAGCGCGGTGTTCGGGTACCGCAACTTGGCGTCGATCACCTCGGTGAAACCGGCGATCTGCATCGTGTCGGAGATTTTGTTGTTGTTCTGGTTGATCGTCAGTCGCGTGATACGCATCAGCCAGCCAGAAGTAGCCTTCGGCAAATCGATTCGTCGGGTGCGCTCGTACACGCTGGTGGTCTTACCGTCGACAGCCTCGCTCAGCACCTGCTGGTACGCGCCGCCGTCGGTTGCTAGTTCAACCTTGTACTCAATCCGGTACCCGTTGATGTTGCCGCCGGCGTCCACAGACTGGAGCGCTGGCCAGGCGAAGCGAACCCGCACTGCCGAAAGCTGGACGTTGTTGATCGCACGAACCCACGGAGTACCACTACGCAGTTCGGTGCTGATGGTGGTTTCGTTCTCTACCGAAGGGATCCCCTGGATATAGGTCTGGTCCACCGCACCGGTTCGCCATTCCCACTTCACGTTCGGGAAGTTCATGTTGCCCTGAGGGTCTTGCAGAGGGGTGTTGTCGAGATAAATGTCTTGGGCAGTCGGAGTGCCCTCGAACTCGCCCTCCCCTATGGCGATCAACATTTTGGCGATGGCAACGGAGCGCAGGCTGTCCGGGGCCTCAGTTGGCGTTTTTGGTTTCTCGGAGCCGCCCTTGGCCCCGTAGATGTCAAGCTTGCGTGCTGTACCCATGCTTTTCTCCAGGCGAAAAAAAGCCCGCTATTAAGCGGGCCTGTGATGTAACTGAAAATTAGACTCCGGCGGGATCGCAGTAGCTGACTTTCATAAGAAACTCTGCCTTTCTTTTAAATAATTCTTTCATCACAGCATTTTGCTCCGGAGGAATACTTAGATTCAACCGACCTTGTTTAGCGCCAGACTCTACCAAAGGAACACCTAGCAAATTTCCACTGCATGCATAACGTAAAAGAGATAAACCCTGCTGGAGCATTAATTCAAAATCCTCCCACTGCGCCATCTCTCGAAGGTCTTCGTTTTTTGGAGCATGCAAATAGTTGCCAAGTCGTTCACCGATCGCACGGAGCTCCGGCGTAACCGGAGTGTATTTACATCTTATCATCGGGAACCCACCGGACCAGACATCTATCCGAACTTCCTGCACGCACCCCGAAAACGCTTGTTCGACATCCCTCCCAAGGGCAGCTATTTGCCAGCCGCGCTTCTTTTTCTCTGCAACGTGTTCTTGGTGCTGCAGATACTCTCTAAGCCTAGACTCAATTCCAAATCTAAGCTCTAAAGCACAATAAAAATAGTGCTCCGGCTTTTGTTTTCCCTGAGTAAAGAGACCCTCCGCCCGACCAAGATGATTATCCGCTCCTCTGAAAAACTTGCCCGCTTCCATGTCGATCTCAAAGAATAAAAATCACGATTATACTTTATCCTCAGCATAAATCGCGGCACTGATGATCGCCCCACCAACCCTCCGCTTGCCGTAGCAGAGCGGTACCGGGTTACCGGATGCCGTGGTGTTCTTGGCGCTGCCGAAGGCGTAGCTGGGTGTGTTCTCCGGTGCTGCGCTGGTCTTGAGGCCGCCGGCCTGGGGGCTGAGCATCTGGATTACGCCGCCGGCGGCGGTTCCAATGCCCGCCCCCATAACGGCAGTTGCAGCTGCGCCAGCCGTCATGAAGGAGGCAACTACGATGAGGACTGCCCCGATTATCGTTTGCAAAACCCCAGCCCGCTTGCTTCCGGATATCACTGGAACGATCCTGATTTCCCGCGTTCCCCCCAAGCCAAATTCATCTTCTCCCACGTTTTTACCATTGCGGAATACGGCGAAATCCAGACCCATAAATTTTGCGTCAGCAAGATACTTTGCGAATCCAGGCCTGTTTACATCTATCGCCTTCACGCACTCCCGGGCATCGCCAGTTGAAAGAGAGAAAAAGTGCTCTCTTCCAAAAAGCCTGCCGGCAGACCCGCCAAGCAAAACTCTAGTTCTTGGGTTGTATTCAATCGCTAGGGACATCGTCATTCTCCAGGCAATAAAAAACCGCCTCGTGGCGGTTTAAATATTCTTTCAAGTGCTACAGGCAAGACCTTGTGGATGCCCTGGCTTTTTTCTTTCCAGAGCCAAAGTCCAAATAGTTACGCTGATACAGCTTCACAGAGCTCCCGACCTGGCTCTTCGTAACCTCGAGCAGCTCGTTTGTATTCAAATCGTTTCCACTCACCAGGCGATACCCTGTCTGTGTTTCAGACATTGTCGAATCCGGCCTCGACTCCTGCCATTGAGGAAAAACGCACAGAGCATACTGTTTGGGTGTTTTGTTGGTGTTCGCTGAAAACGCAGGTCCCTGCTCTTTCAGCCCGTTTGGCGAATAGCATCCAGACAACAACGCCGCCGTGATGGTCACAGCCACTCCAAAGTGACGCATGGTAAATGTCTCCCTCCAAGGTGAGATGGGAGAAACTACCATGCGCGCCCCGCCAATAGAATTAGTGCCGGATTTCGCCTATAACTTCTCCGCTTGCCGCGACCCGGAACAGATCCTGCCACCGCTTAACGTCTTGAGCGTTTGCGTCCAGCGTAGTGGCCAAGGCGTTAGCTACGGCCGGGTGATGACCTCCTACCGTAGCTATTAGATCTTGAGGTGAGACATCGTAATCTGAGCAGAAGCCAGCCCACGCCTTTTTCGCTGCGGCGACTTCGTCCAGGCACTCAGACAAAATTTCAGCGCCCTCATTCGACATGTTGGAAGCCATGGTTAGGACGATGCCGCGTAGCTCCAGTTCAAATAGTGCCGCAACGCGCGGCAGCATCCGAAAAGTATTTAGATACTCTAGGCTATGAACTTCAACCGTTTCTTTTGGGCTGCTATCTAGGAGTTCCTTGACCTCTCTGAGGTCCTTTCGGGCCATAGCCTGAATGGTCAACTTGATTCGCTCCTTTGTAGAAATTTTGCTGTAATCCATTTTGAATCCCTTTAGATAGTTTCGGTTGCACGGAAACCCCGCTACAGCGAGGTCCGTGGCTGATTAAAGACTATTTAGCGCGAAACGCCGCCGGCGATTACCGAAGGAAGCCCGGAGCGTAGCTGATCAGCCAGCGTGGCCAACATCTCCTGTACCGACTCTTTCCATAGGATCTGCTGAACCGGCTTTCCGTCGCTGTGTTTCTTGCCGGTGTCGGTGATGACCGCGAAGAGCTTGCCGTCGGGCGTAACTTCCCAGCGCTTCTTACCAGGCTTGTAGATCACCTGGTGTTGTAGCCCGCACTCGGCGAGCAACTTGTTCATGCTCACCGCGCTCATGCCAAACTTCGCGCCAAGCTCGGTCGGGGTGAAGTTCATTTCCTGCGTTTCGTTGACCAGCCGCTTAACCCCCGCCATTTCCATCAGGTCTACGCCGATAGCTGACTTGACCATGCTATTGGCGCTCAACAGAGCCTGATTACCTTCAAGGCCAAAGCACTCGGCAATACGCTTCGCCGCATCAAGGCTGTCGGCGGCGATTGGCAACTGGCGCTCAACTGGGATCGTGGCGTCATTCGCTGGCATTTGATAGCTGCCAGTCCTGCGAATCGTCGGCAGAACGTCTTCGAAGACCCAGCGTTCAAACTGTTCAGCAGCGGGAAGCTGACTATTAATGACGAGCCTCAGCATGTCCGACTCTGCAAGAATTCGGGTGTCTTGCATGCGCCCAAGGCTGTCAGCGATGGGGTGGTATTTCACCACCCCACGGCAGTGCTGTTTCATTGCGCTGGTTTGATCCGCATACCCAAGCGCGGAGCATAGATCGCGACCAACAAACCAAGACTCCCCGTGATCGTCAGCAACAACGCGAACGCCGGCACCTTTAAAGCTGAACGGAACTACGCTACTCATGCTGTCTTCCTCAGTTCAATAGACGCGGCCACATTTGGATTGAAGCCATCCAGCGGCATCAGGTTCTTCTCGCTGACCGAGTAGCGATTGCCCTCGACCAGCATCACCCAGTTTTCTTCGATCTTGCGGATCAACTGGCCGGAGCGACCGACCAGATTTGGCCGCTCTGGCATCAGGATCAGAGCGCGGCCACCGGCTGTCAGAGTGAAGTTCATGCTGCCACCCTCCACTTCACCTTCTCCATCGCCGCTAGAGCGAAATCGAACAGATCCGCCGGCGGAACGTGAAGTCCATTCGACCCGGTGATGGCAGTCAGAAACTGAGTCGGCGACATCACGCACGCGTCTAACGGGACAGGCTGAACCTGACGCTTTCCAGACCCGTCGGTGAAGACCAGATAACGCTGGGTTTCCGAAAGGTCGGTCGGGATGTCGACAGATTGGTTGCCGCCCTTCGGCAGGTACTCGCCCTCGAGCGCATAGCTCGCGATGAAGTTGCAGGCCTGCTCGAAATGCCCGGCTGGGATGAGCTCAGTTCGCGGAACATTGAAGCGAGTGTGCAGGCGGTTGTGCATCACCAGTTGAAAGCCTTGGCGCTGATCAGCAGGAACAGCTTTGGACTTATCGCGGATCAGACCCTTAATGACATTCAACTCACTCATGCCAATCAGCTCGTCCATGAGGGTTGTCATCTTGCCGTGATCCTCGTAGCGACCAGTGCGACGAATATCTGGCAGAACCTCGCCGGCAATCCACATTTGAAATGGAAGAGCCTTGGGTTTGTCCGAGCGCCCCAGAAAGAAATACAAACCTTGTTCGGAAAGCATCAGCATTTGCTGGGTTCCGCCGGGGGTGTGCAACCGATGCACACCCTTCCATTGGTCAGGAACGTGTGCTGCAGCACGGGCTGGCTTATAGCTATCGGTGTAATCCAATGAGCGCAAGATGTCTTGCACCGAAAACCACGGATCACCACCGACAAGCAGCGTGCGCACCCGCTGCTTGCCGAAATTGAACGGGATGACATTCGAGACGGTTGTGCTAACATCGCTCATGACGATTTCTTCCTGGTAGTTGATCTTGTTACCTGAAGCCCTGGCCTGCACGCCGGGGCTTCTTCGTTTCAGGCTACCGCCTATTTGCTCTGCTGCATCTCCCGCCATTTCAGCCCCTCCTCAATAAGCATTTCAATTTCGGTATTGAGGCTGCGTCGATAGATCTCTGACTGCGCTTTCGCGGCTTCTTTTACGTGAGGCCTTAAGCGCAGTGGGTATGGACTGATTGGTGTCTTCGCTGCCATGGCTGGCTCCTTGTGATGTGAATCTATTAGATATTGCTTGATTAGTGACGTCAAATAGATTCTTTGATCTCAAACAGATTCTTTTCGCATACTCGGCATACACATTGAGCCCTAGGACAAACATGAGCGAGAAGAAGCAGCAGACCGCCTATCCTTTGCGGATGACGCCAGACCTCAGGGATGCAATTGAGAAAGCAGCGCAGGATTCCAAGCGATCGGTTAACGCCGAGATCGTGACCAGACTTGAGCTAAGCCTGATAGCGGACGACCGCTCTACTACATTTTTGAGCGCGGAGAAGGCAAGAGAGCTAGTCACATTGGCAGAGGGCAATCTCACCAAGAAAATTCACGACTCAATACAGCGATCAATCGCCCTATCAGCAGTAGAGGGGCAAACTCGCGTCGTAGTGTCGCTATCTCCGTTCAATCTCGACTCAAACGACGACGCTCATATGGATACGCTCAAAACCGTGATCCGGCGTCTCGAAGATGCTGGATACTCAGTGGAGATCAATGGCCTAGACCGCATTACGCTTTCTTTCTGATCGCGCCCATCCAGTCAAGGGGTATTGCCGCTGTCAACACCCCAACCAAGCCCGGCCCGCCGGGCTTCTTAGCCGCTAATCACATGGAGTAAGTCGCTATGAAATTCCTCAAAGCTGCATGGGATAACCGTAAGGAAAAGAAAACCTGGGCTGGGCTCAATGACTGGGCACTAGCCTTCATCGGCGCCCCGAGCTTTCTGGTTGGCAGTTTTTACTTATGGGTTGTCAGTACAACAACACCTGATCTTTTAGCCCTGACTCGCGATCACGGCCTACCACTGAAGGCCATTTTGGCTTTCGTATTCTTGGGCGGCCTCGCGGTGAGCGCCTGGTTCTTTCTAAACGTCGCTCGTCGGTGCAGTGAGCTGCTTTACGAGCGCAACTTCAAGTAATCAAATAAAGCCAGTTTTGCCAGGCTTTTTCACACTTCATGGTAAATTCAGGATATCAGCATGACGACTATGGCAGAAGCCCTTCGCAGCTTCGTTGAACAGGCAACAGGCGGCGTAACAAGGAAGCAAATCAAAGACCACATCGAAAGCAAATTTCCAGGCGAGTGGGCACCAGGTACCCTGACCGCACATCTCTATGCATGCGCCGTAAACAATCCTAAGGCATACATACATCACAAATGGGCAGATCGTTTTCTTTACCGATCTGAAGACGGTCGCTTCCACCGATACAGCCCACAAGTGCATGGGGTGAATACATGGGCGCCCTCTGTTGAGAGTCAGTCTGACGAATTTGAAGCTAGCGATGATTCCAGTATTGAGGAGCTAGTCGAAACCTCAATCACCTTGGAGCGAGATGTCGAAACCCACTTGGTACGCAACCTGGACTCGATCGAAAAGGGGCTTCGCTTTATCGATCGGCAGGTAAGTATCGAGGTCGGCCGAGTAGACATACTTGCAGAAGACGCAGCGGGTCGGCGTGTTGTTATTGAACTAAAGGTCGGACAGGTGAAGGATTCTGCAGTAGGCCAGATTGCCCGCTATCTGGGCTGGTACACCCGACAAGACGGTAAGAGACCTCGCGGAATGTTGATCGCAAGCGAGTTCCCCGAGGCAGTCCGTTACGCCACCGAGGCAATACCAGATCTCATGCTAGTCCAGTACAAAGTGCAGTTCGCCTTTAACTCTGTTTCGATTGAAGAATAGGAGCACGCGCCCTGCAGAGCCCGGCCCGCCGGGCCTTTCAAACCAATGCTGGTAGTACTCCCGGCGTATACCCATCCGCAATGCACCGCCCTGGTACCCTCCTCAAAAAAATGGTCCTCCATGCTCAAACTAAAGAAGATCAGTACTTATCTAGAAATTAACAGCGTTGCTCTTCAGTAGCGCTACCGCAAAGGCTCAAGTCCAAAGACCCATGATTTCATTGCGCTGTCGGACGATGCTGAGGCAGGCCTCCTTATCTACGAGGATTGGGGAAATCCTGAAGGTTTTATCTATGAAATTTTCGTACTTAGTGGGTTCAGAAAGCGTGGTGTCGGAAACTGGATACTCTCTCAATCAGAGATAATTGCCGCTGAGCTCGGCAACACAAAAATCAGGCTCGATGCAAGAACTCTGATTCAGGTCACATGAGTCATAACGACTTAGCCACTTGGTACCAGAGTAAAGGTTATGTCTAGCTTAACTCTAGGGTTGGCACGATGGAGAAGGCGCTGTAACGCCAAAGCCCTTTTTCATAGCTGTCTCTGCTTTTCCCCTGCCTACCCATCCCATTAGGAGCGCAGCTTGTCCGAACCCACCCTCACCTTCAAATGCCTAGGTCACACCAAACGGGGTGACTTGATTGAGTCCTACCAACTAGAAGTGACCGACACCCACGATGGCACGACCGTAGAGATCTCAGTCCCGACGAGGCAGCTCATTTCCGCTCATAGCATGAAGAGCATTCTGCTAGACCGAAAAATGTTCTACTCCGTCACGCAGCGCAAGCACGCCAAGATACTGAGTGAGATGTTCGATCGGCAGCAGCTTGAACTAGTCGAAGACTAGCCCGGCTTGCTGGGCTTATTGATGCCATAAGAGGAGGCATAAATGCTGCACGACTTCACAAGCTTGAAGCTGGCTCTCCAGGACCCCGCATACGGGCCATACGCTCTCTCCAAGATGAGAGAGTTGCTCATTCAAGGACTTGAGAGAAGCTGGCCATCAGAGGCTTACGCGGTAACTAACCTACTCCTACCATGGAGCGGAAAAATTTCAGACCAGTCCCGCCGTGATATCGCTTGGCTAATAGCGCAACTAGAGAAAGACCCGAACTACGGCAATGACGGGTTAAGCAATTTAGTTGTACTGATGCAGACGATTTCCCGTTGAAAAAACTTTCGCCAGATGCAAAAAGCCCAGCGCGGGGCTGGGCCACCGCCGCTGGCTAAGCAGGCAAACGTCTAAGCACATGACCAATATGATCCCCGAAGTTGACAGCCCAGCTATCACCCAAAGGTGCCAGATAACCTATACGTGATCCATCGATATCGAAGAGAGCGCCGTCCCTAACTTGAAACACCCCCTCTCCCTGCCTAACAGGCTCTCCGACTCCGTCGATCAAATGGCCAATAGGACTGCCCGGCCCTCGATCCTTGAATACACCCCAGCGGCCTTCTTCATACGACTTGCTCGGCATAAGTCCTCCTATCCGTGTTGCTGGCTGAATATCCGGAGAGCTTGCCTTATTAGCGATGCTGGTTCCAATTTCTTGCGCTATTCCTGTCCAGGCATCCAACGTGGATGGAATGCGACCGACTGAGCTTTCTCACTCCCAGCCAAGATCCTTATATGAGGTCTTTGAATCGCCCCGGATTCTCTAGACACCTTGCAAGCTCATTGCGTAACGCTTTTCAAACTCTACCGGTGACAGCTGATTGTTGAAACCATGGCGGCGTTTTACGTT